CCCAGACTGTTAGGCCTTTGTCTTTAAATAGTTGACTATCCACCAGTCACTAATACCCGTCGATCCACCGGGTTTAACCTCGTTCTGTAAGCTCTTAGTATAACCTAAGAAATCTGGCATTAAGTCTGTTGCTTCATGGGCAATAGCCTCAATATTGTCCATAAAACCTGGTATATCAAGTCCCAATCTATACTTGTCACCTTTCATGCAATAGTCCACGAACTCTTCGCGTAATGGATGCCATTTGACATTTTCCAATATGGATAATTGCCGAAGAGCCACCATCTTAGCTCCCCAAATCTCTGGATCGTAAAATCTTTCTTGTTCAGCCAACCTACCTAAGGCCCTATAGGTTGAGTAAACACCCACGCATACATTGTTAACTCTATAGTCATCATGATGCCACCTGCGGAGGTATACGCAGGTATGTTTGCTGGCATACTGCTTATCAAGGTTCATCTCTTGACCGTGGCTGGAGTATACCGACACTACATCTTTCACTGTGATTCCTGGGTAACTAAGTAAGCCATCATCACCAAGGCACATTGAATGAGGGTTTAGTTGGACGCCATGTGCTTGTGCAGCTTCAAACTGCAATGCCTTATGAACTAGGGTTTCATCAGCATTGGTTCCACCGGAACCAGAACCCATTCCATGACGACCGTACAGAATTGTATTCCAGTCTATTGCAAGAGGGATCGTGTACTTTACTGGAAATACTTCAGTTAACCAATACTCCGCAGATTTGTTAGGAGTCATTAATAAACTCAGTATATTCTGAGCTGCCTCCTGCATATCGAGGTTAAAATGTTGGTCAAACTTTGAGAAATCTGTACAAACGATTAAATTATCACCTTTAGTATCAAATAATTTGGTGATTTCTGCGTCAACCGCATCCATGCCAACCCAAGCAGGTACGAGATTGAATTTCTGACACTGTTCAATCAAGGGTTGATACAGGCGTAACTCCTCTACATTTACGGCAAAAGGAAACATCCAGACCACACGTTGTTTCACGTCATCAAAAGTGGGTCCGCCTTCCTGTCCACGCCATCCTAGTACGGCACAGGCATCCCATGTTTGTGAGGCAAGATCCTGTATTACGCGCCAGTTAGCTTTGTTGCCTTTAAATGTAAACTGAAACGACTCCAACTCACAAGGTAGAGTCTTGCCTACTACGTTGCGTCTCTTAGTAAAATAAGGACTACCTGAATTAGTAGACTTCTTCATTAAGTCAGTGGTTCTTTCCTGACTACGGAGTCTCAAGCCGCGCAGAGGCTTGAGCCAATCAACCACAGCGGCAATCGCCTGTTGACTGATTGGTTCTGAATCTAGGAGGATAGATTCATAGTAAGAATCTATGTCATCCAACCTTTGATGTAAAGGCTTCATGATAGACATAGGTCCGACTTTCTTACGCAAGTCATCTTCAAAGTCCAACAAGGTTGGCCATTTGTCAGCTAAGGTGTTAAGCGTAGCTTCCCAACCATGCAGGATCTCTTCAAGTGACTTACCCTTGAAAAAGGTTGTTCGATACTCTTCGTCATTACCATCCCTGACATGAGCAAAATAAGCCCGTAAGCCAGGATTGGGTAAATCAAAGTATCTGTTAAAAGTGTACTGATCATTAGCGATCGATACATGTTCAAACAAATGCTTGTTTGATTTCGGTTTAGTTGCCATTTTGCACTAACCATCCTTTCTTTAAAATTTG